AAAGCTGGTGTAACAAATTGTCATCCGCATAGATTTCGTAGAACTATGGCGTGTAATGCACTGAAAAAAGGTATGCCGATAGAGCAGATACAAGCACTGCTCGGACATGAAAACATTGAAACAACGAAAGTATATTTGTGTATAGATACAGATAAACTTGCAGTCGAGCATAATCGATATTTAGGATAAGTATAGGAAAGGGTGAGTGTGGATAAATGAATGAAGTAGAAATATTAAATAAAATAATGCAGGCATTTCCCCAAGGCTCTCAAGGCGGCAATGTAGTTATAAATATTATTAATACTTCGAATCAGCAGAACAACAATATTTCACAGTCAACAAGTATATTAAACACTAATATACAGACTGATGAAATCGAACGCTTAAAAAACAAAGATATGCCCGAGTTTGAGGAATATTTAGCCCAACAAAGAAGGTCACACAATACAACATATTCCTATGTATTCTCCGTGAGTGATTTTTTCTCTCGCTATGACTGTTTGGATGACAAGCATGTCGAAGAATGGATACAGTTATTGAAAAGTGAGAAAAAAACACCTAAAACGATAAATTTACGATTATCAGGCTTAATAGCATTTGCCAAATTCAAAGGCATAAAACTGAATGTGAATAAATTGCCCGTTCAAAAGAAGTCGTTTGTTGACAATGTTATATCCGAGGAAGAGTATTACAAATTATTAAAGTGCCTAAAAGCAGACAACAAGATGAAAGGGTATTGGATGATCCGCTTTTTAGGACAAACGGGCGCAAGAGTCAGTGAATTTGTGCGGTTTGAGAAAAAAAATTTAGAGGACGGCTACATAGACTTAGATACGAAGTGTCATAGCCGACGGATATTAATACCGGATAGACTGATCGAGGAAAGCAAGGAATATTTTGCAGGCGTGCAAGGACGGTGGTTGTTTCCGGGGCAAAAAAAAGGACAGCATATGACCACAGGAGGTGTTAATTCACTATTAAAGGATTTTGCTAAAAAATATGATATACGAGAAGATGTAATGCACGCGCATGCATTCCGGCATTTCTTCGCGATACAATCCCTTAATAACGGTGTGGATATGTCGTTATTAAAAGATTTATTGGGACATGGCAGTATTGATACTACGCAAATATATACCCAACTGTCTTCGGCAGAACAAAAAAAGCGATTTAACGAGGCTGTTAAATGGTAAGGTTGTAGAGCGTATGGAACAATACGAACAACTGTAAGCAGTATATTACAAGGAAAGGTGAGAGAAATATGACGGTACAAGAATTATATGACAGATTAGAACAGTTAATCCGTGATGGTTGCGAAGATTATCATGTTATTATTTCAAACGAATTTGACGAACAGATTTTATATGATGTTGATGTTCGTGAAGAGGACGATGAAATACTATTGTATTAAAAAGAGAGGGATGCAAAATGAAAGTAAATATTTGTGATATATGCGATAAAATAATAGGTCATAAACAGGGTGTAACGCTGAAAGCGTCAGACCATGCGTTGACAAGGATAATAGATAATCATGTAATATCAAACATGAAACGCAAATACAAGGTGCATATTTGTGATGATTGCATAGAGGCAATCGAGGAGTATTGCAAAGCGGCAAAAGCTGAAAGCAATACAAAAGAAATACTGACAGATTTTAAGAAATATCTGAAGCCGAAGGTGCGAACATGTGATGAATGCAGGTTTCTCAGGGTTTTAAATGATGATACAACTGGTGTATATGCAGAATGCCAAGTAAAAACATTTTGCTTATGGGAAAAAGAAGATATATATGATACCACTTGCGCTTGTTGGGAGGAAAAATGCTGACAAAAAAATATAAAAACGGTTGTGTGACACTGAATGCGAAAATGTTTCCGCCTATAACGCAGGAAACAATCGATAGGAAAATACGCAACTTCGAGCCGATGAAAAAGGCAATAGAGAAGTTGCACGAGCATGAGAAGAAAGATATTCCGAAAGATATAGTATTTGACAAGGGGTGTCCTAATTGCGGCAACGATACAAATATATTGTTTGGCGATAAGCATTGTGTAGAATGCGGACAAGCATTGGATTGGACTGGAGTGATGTGAAATGAGCAAAAAATATAAAGGTTTCAAGGGTAGTGGCTACAATAAAAAGCCGCTACCGAAATACACAAATAAAACATTGCTGAAAATTATTCAAAGAGCAATGGCAAGCAAATTAAAGATTAATTGCAAGTATTAGGAGGTACAAAATGAGGGATATACTATTCCGAGGTAAAAGCACCGAAACAAATCAATGGTGCTATGGAGGTTTTCACATATGGAAAAAGCGACAAATATGTGTTTTAGGCGATGATAAGCTGAAAGATGATGAAATATCATACGTAATAACAGTAAATTCGTTTGCGGATTGGAATATGCCGCGAACAATGCAAGCCGTTGAGGTTATAGCCGATACAGTCGGTCAATATACAGGTTTGGCAGATGTAAACGGTCAAAAAATATTTGAAGGCGATATTGTAAAATCGCAAAATTATAGATTTGTAGTAAGGTTCGGTAAATGCGGTAGTAATAAATTTGTTAATTATAATAACGGCTATATAGGTTTTTATCTTGAACCAGACGGGAAAACAAATGCTCACGGATTGCGTAATGATATATGTTATTTTGGTAATCTTTCTGTTATAGGCAACATATATGATAATCCCGAATTATTGGAGGAATAAAAATGAACAGAAAGGAAATAACAAGATTCTTAAGTGAGTTACTTGTCAAAAAAAGATTATCTGGCATGGGTAAATACTATGCGAGTGAGGTCACTATGGATTGGTACATTGGCAAAATAACACATACAATGCGACGTGTTGATTTTATACAGTTTGTACCTAAAAATCAAACTGTAAGTGGTATAGAACATGGCGATTTTTATTTCTATGAGGTAAAAAGCTGCAAAGAAGATTATAATAGCGGAAACGGTTTGACTTTTGAGGGTGATAAAAATTATATTATCACTACGGCAGAAACATACAAGAAAATTATCAAAGATGTAGACTATGATGTCGGTGTACTTATAGCGTGTCCGGTGCTAAGAGAAATTAAAGATGAAATTGAAAATCCTACGCAAATAGACGGTAATATAGATGATTGGATACTCAAGACTGCGAAAAACGCACATAGTAAAAATCGTGAGCGACCATTGTCACAACTTCTATTTTTTATGCTGCGTTCGGGAAAGTGAGGAATAAAAATGATTATAAAATTACCGATGGGTGTAACTATGGATACAAGTAATGTACCAAATAATTTTGGTGTAATTATTCGTGACAGCTTTAGAAAATTTACTGATGGAACTAAAGAAGAATACCGATATGAAGATAAGCTAAGGTTTATAGATTGTTGTGTTGCATATATGAGTCGTTCAAAAGACGCAGACGAAGCTGTACAAGATATAATACTTAGCGAAACAAAAAGACGAATGAGCGAAGACGGAGAATTCCCGAATAAAAGTGATTTTGAGAGCCTTGAATTTATGAGTATTTGCTACGAAATAGGACAAAAAAGTGCAAAATTATGTTCAAATGAATATGGGTGTGATAAGCATGATAATGAGGCTGCGTTGAAGTTACTTGCAAGCATTGTAAAGATTGTTATCAATTTTTGAGGAATGATGAATAAAACGGAGGAATAAAACGATGACAGTATCAGAATTATTAAAATGTTTAAAGGCATTAGAAGAAGACGGCAAGGGCTATTATAAGGTGTTATTTAAAGGATGTGATTGGTTTGCGGAAATACATATCACTCATCTTGACATACCTGCAGAGGAACTTATATTGAAACTGTAGAAAGAGAGGAAAAATAAATTAAATGGTTGAGTGGGAAAAAGTTAAAAAGTTAATGGATTGTTTCCCGGGAAGTATTATAAATCACAATGGCGAATTTATCGCAATGGTAAAAGAAAACGAGTATTTTATACTTGAAAATTGCAAAGATGAGCGTGAAATAAAATGCAAAGTTTTAGCATGGTTTTCAAGAGGTGCTCATAAAACACAACATTATAATTCAAAAAAGAAAAATAATGAATACCATCAATTTATGCTTGACGGTATAAATAAATATCTCGGAACAAACTTTGACTTTGAAGATATGGACATTATTTATACTAAACTCGGTAATGATGTCAATAGACCTCTTTGTGAAAAATTTGTTGACAGTGGATATGATATGAATATTTTGATTTCTAAATTAAAACAAAGGCTTGACGAGGTGTAAAATGATAAAATTATTAGCAATGCTCGTCACAGTTATAATAATTGTGATAGACATTAACAGAATGTGAGGTGGGCAGCAACCAATGAAGAATAAAGTGGCCGAACGTGCGAAGAAAAAAAGACGTGCGTTAAAAGAGGCGGAACGACGTAAAGAACAAGAAAATTTACTGAAAAAATTTAATGAGATTGCCAAAAAACACGGTGTGAATAATGTAAAATACAACAAACAAACATTGTGGCAAACATTTATGAAAGTCGATAAAGAAATGGTTAAATTAAGCATTGTATATAGCGTTATGGCAGTTGCATATTGTTTAAGAAAAACATTCGGTTGGGGGAAAATTAAGATATACAGATATGCTGTGGATATGAACAGATATATTACTTCTGTCGGCAAGCAAGACAGAGATATTCCGGCATTAAATGATGAATTACGAACAGAGGCAGGAATTGACTGTACCAAAATTTTTGAGGGTTATAAGCCGTATATGCTAAAAAAGGTAAGTCTTCAAAAATCGTCAGAAGCAGAGGCTATGTTTGAAAAAATTAAGTACATATTACCTATGGTTATATATCCGTTGTATTCAAGAGAGGGGTGGAAACAAAAACGAATGAACCGCTTGGGACAAGCTTTAAAGGAAACTTTAATTGATATTTTAGAAAGTGATGAAATCGATAATATCAAAAGGACAATGTATGAGGAGTGCGGTCTTAAATTCTATGATGATGGAACGGTAGACCCTAATTAAAAATGCTATTATAGAGAGCCTTCGAACTCCCACAACCAACACAGGAATCGGAGGTATAAAAAATGCAGGCAGACGAAAAAAGAATTATAACTGATGAAGAATTAACCGAAATAGTGAAAGTGGCTGCTAAAGCAGGGGCTGACGCAGCTATGGAACATTTTAGGGCAGAAAAACTCAAAGAAAAACGCAACCGAAAGGATAGGAGATTACATAATACAAAACTCTTGATACGTCATTACAGAACGTTTAAAGAATATGTGAATAATGCGGTGTTTGAACGCGAAGAATCAAATGAAGATGCACTTGGCGCCATTGAAGAATTAATGTGGGAGCCACGAGTAACTGCAGATATGGTTGTAGAATCAATTAAACGCAGTGCGGCAAGAACACAGATTATAATAAATCATATAGACGGAATGATTAACGTGTATCAAGATATGTGCGAAAAGTCAAATAGTGAAATGAAAATACGCCGTAGCAAAGTGCTGTATGATATGTATATATCTGATACAGTTTATTCAAAAGAACAGATTGCAGAGATGTATTTCATTGATAAACGGACAGTGTATAAGGATATAGATGCTGCCTGCAAGGAATTAAGTGTATTGCTATTCGGAATTGACAGTATTAATTAGGGCACAAACAGGGCATTGACGTGGCTATATGAACATGATAAAATAGTATTAGTAAAATTCTAAAATAATTTTAAAAATCCATTTATTCAATTTGCGAATAAGTGGATTTTTTTATTGCCGGAAAGGGGAATTTAAAATATATGCTCCCTCCTAACACATTTATAAAATTAGGAGGATGTATATGGAAAGTACGATAGTTATGCGCAGTGTCAGTGCATTAAAATGTTATGAAAACAATCCAAGACACAATGAAAATGCGGTTGAAAAAGTGGCAGAATCAATTAAAGAGTTCGGTTTTTTAGTGCCAATAGTAATTGATACGAATGACGTGATTATAGCAGGAGAAACCCGTTTAAAAGCGTCTAAACTGTTACAACTTGACAAAGTACCATGTATTATAGCAGATGAACTCACAGATGAGCAAATAAAAGCATTTCGATTGATTGAAAATAAAACATCTGAATTTGCAACATGGGATTTTGAAAAACTACAGGAAGAACTAAAGGCTATTGACATAGACATTGGACTGTATAATTTCCCAGAATTAGATGATGTAGAATTAAATGTTTCCGATGATGATTTTTTAAAGGATACGGAAATAGTGAGGGAACATCATAATAAGACAACAACGTGCCCTAAATGCGGCGAGGTGTTTGAAATATGAGAGTATTTCTTGCGTCCACCGGGTCGGGTATGTCAAAGGGATTAAGGGATAAGACGGTCAAAATATGTCGGCCGAGATATATACTTGAAACATTTTTCAATGGTGAAAAATCATGTCTTGAGGCTATGAGCATTGTAGGAAATGATAATTTTTTACTTGATAGCGGAGCGTTTTCATATATGAACGGTGCAAAGGTGACATTGTCGCAAATGGATAGTTATATTGACAAATATATAAAATTCATAATCAATTATAAAATCAAACATTATTTTGAAATCGATGTTGATAATATTTTTGGTCTTGATCGCGTTGAGTTTTGGCGGAACAAGATGGAGAGCGCAATAGGTTATCAATGTATTCCTGTGTGGCATAAAGGCAGGGGCGTTGAATACTGGAAACGGATGTGCAAAAAATACTCATATATAGCGATAGGCGGATTAGTATTTCATGTAAAGAAGCAGGAATATGAATTAATACGACGATTGGTTGAATATGCGTATTATTGTGGTGTAAAGGTACATGGCTTAGGTTTCACGAAAACACGAGAATTGAAAAATTACAA